CTTATGAGTCCTAAAAGTGATTTTCTTTGGGTCGAGAAGTATCGCCCCAAAGAAGTTGATGACTGTATTCTCCCCGATTCTATCAAGAAAACATTTCAAGAGTTTGTTGATGGGGGAGAGATCCCTAACTTATTGCTAGCAGGTCCTGCTGGTTGTGGTAAGACTACTATTGCCCGAGCTCTCTGTGAACAGCTTGGGTGTGACTACATAATCATAAACGGATCTGATGAGGGAAGATTTCTGGACACAGTACGGAACCAAGCAAAGAACTTTGCTTCGACCGTTTCACTTCAAGCAATTGGCGCAAAGCACAAAGTCATCATTATTGACGAAGCTGACAACACTACCCATGACGTACAGCTCCTCTTACGGGCGAATATTGAGGCATTTTATAACAACTGCCGATTCATCTTCACCTGTAATTACAAGAACAAAATTATCGAACCTCTCCACTCCCGATGCGCGGTGGTCGAGTTCGGAATTACAAACAAACAAAAACCAGCAATCGCTGCCAAGTTCTTCAAAAGATTGCAAACAATCTTGGATACAGAGAATATTGCATATGATCCAAAAGTTCTGATAGAACTGATCAATAAGCACTTCCCCGATTGGAGACGTGTTCTTAATGAGTGTCAAAGGTATTCTACCGGAGGCAATATTGATACAGCAATTCTTGCACAATTTAGCGATGTAAACATCAATGAACTTATCAAGGTTCTTAAAGAGAAAAACTTTACGGAGGTTCGTAAGTGGGTCGTTTCTAATTTGGACAACGATCCTAGTGTATTACTGCGCCGTGTTTATGATGCTCTGGTGGAGTCCCTTGAAGGTCCTAGCATTGCTGCTGCTGTGTTGCTTATTGCTAAGTATCAATATCAAATTGCGTTCGTAGCTGACCAAGAGATTAATCTTATAGCAGCACTAACTGAAATTATGGTGGAGTGTGAATTCAAATGACCGAACAAACCTATAAACAAACTTACTACCAAAAAAATAAGGAAAAATTACGTGCCCAACAAAAAGCACTACATCAGAAGAAAAAATTAGAAGATCCTGAATACATGGAGAAGAGAAGAGCTTCTGATAGAAAGTATTATTCTGAAAGGGGTGGTAAGCAAGTAAGGGATGTTTATAATAAAACATATCAAGATGATGGGAGAAAGGAAAAAAGAAGACAGAAAAGATTGCAGGAAATGAGAGATAAGTTGGGTGGTAAATGTGTTAAATGTGGAACAACTGAAAGTCTTCAATTTGACCATAAAGATCCTAGAACTAAATGTTTTAATGTGAGTCCACAAGACTCTTGGGAAAAGACATTACCTGAATTATATAAGTGTCAATTATTGTGCTCATCATGTCATCTCGAAAAAACGATGACTGATGATTATGGTATAATTATGGAAAAGAAGTACGGTAAAAAATGATATACGAGATCCTGGAAAATCCAAAGACCGAAGAGTATTGTCAACTCAAAGATCATATTTTAAGTCATGAGTTTAATTGGTTCTACAATCCAAGCACTGTTGGTCTAGATCCAGGAGATGGTTATAGTGCCAACTATGTCTACGGACATAAGATTCTAGAAGGTCCTAATGCTAATAGGTATTTTCCAGAAGTATTTTCTGAGAAACTACTTGGTCATGGTGTAAAACTTGTAGAACAAATTCTTAATCATAATGGTATTAAATTTACTTTTATTTTTAGAATGGTTGTCAACTCTACGTTCTACGATGATGGGTTACCATCTCCACCACATTTAGATCATGATGATTTCTACCATAAAAATTTAATTGTATATCTAAATGAATTTGATGGAGGTAATATTGACATCTTTGATGATGATGGTACAATGTATTCATATAAACCAAATGAAGATGATGTAATAACTTTTGATTATAAGAAACATTCTGTAAACCAACCTACCAGTGGTAGGAGGGTTGTATTTGTCGCAACTTATTTGTAATGAAAACTAAAATTAAAGCACAAGTTAAGTCTAGATTTTATTATGTGTTCTGGGGCACTGCTACCGTAGCAGTTGTTCTTGGGCAAGTCTATGTCGGAACTGGATATCGAGTTCTGCACGGAAGTATGCTAGACTTGCTGGATAAAGTTGATGGGGTTCTTCTCCATGCAGTACCTCATGATGGACCAAATTATCTCTGATGACATCACTTAAAACGCCACTTAGATATCCTGGTGGTAAGTCTCGTGCATGTAAAAAACTTGCACCACACTTCCCAGATCTTAGTAAGTATACTGAATACCGCGAACCATTTCTTGGTGGTGGATCAGTAGCAATTTATATCGCACAGAGATATCCTAACCTTAATGTTTGGGTTAATGATCTGTATGAACCACTAACCAATTTTTGGACACAACTGAGAGACAATAGTAATGAAGTTAAAGGACAACTACAAGAGCTTAAACAAAGGCACCCTGATCCCGTGTCGGCTAAAACCCTTTTCTTGGATTCAAAAGATTATCTTAGCAAAGACCCCGGAGGGTGTGACCTTACGGCTCGTGCTGTCGCTTTTTACGTTGTCAACAAGTGCTCTTTTTCTGGTCTCTCTGAGTCCTCATCCTTTTCATCCCAAGCATCTGACTCCAACTTCTCCGCAAGGGGTATTGAAAAGTTGCCCTTCTATGGGAGACTGATTAAGAATTGGAAGATTACTAATGTATCTTATGAACAACTTCTCACCGATTGGGACAACATCTTCACATACCTTGATCCCCCATACGAAATTGGATCTAACCTTTATGGAAGGAAGGGGAATATGCATAACGGATTCAACCACGATAGTTTTGCTACCATTTGTGATCGGTTTACTGGCCCTCAACTCATATCTTATAATTCGTCTCAACTTATTAAAGAGAGATTCCAAAACTGGAAAGCAGCAGAATTTGAATTGACTTATACCATGCGGTCAGTTGGTGAATATATGAGAGATCAGAAAGAACGTAAAGAACTTATCTTGATGAATTATGAAACGACTGTGGAGAATTTGGAAGTATAGTCTAGGGAGTTTTTCTGATGAGAGAACCCAACGTTACGATGATCATGTTGCTGGCATACGCACCTTTATTTTTATTTCTTACTTGGTTACCAACCTTTTTATTATTAGCGGAGTGATTAGACATTGGAATTGAAAGATTGGATGAACTCTATAAATTACAATAAAGAGGACATCGCCACAAATGAAACAATTGGCTCTTACCCTCCATATATCGTTAATCGTTGTCTGTCTAGTCACGTTGACAGTATCATGTTCTCAAATGAGATGAATCTTAATCATCATCTCTCCAAAGACATGCAATATAAATTTTATCTAAATAGTCTGAGGAAAAGGAAGAGATTCTCTCCTTGGATTAAGAAAGATAAAGTAGAAAACCTTGATATTGTTAAACAGTATTATGGTTATAGTAATGAGAAAGCATCTCAGGCACTAAAAATTTTATCTAAACAACAACTGGATTACATTAAACAACGACTTGATGTTGGAGGAATGAGATGAGTACCGTGAGAGAGCCTGAGGTTCAGTGGTCACAAGATCAAATGATCGAAGTTAGGTTGAGAGAACCTGACGATTTTCTTAAAGTAAGAGAAACGCTAACACGTATTGGTGTTGCATCTCGTAAAGAGAAAAAGTTATATCAGTCATGTCACATCCTACATAAGCAGGGACGATATTTTATCGTTCACTTTAAAGAGCTGTTTGCATTGGATGGAAAGCACGCTAATCTTACTCCTAACGACGTTCAGCGTAGGAATCGTATTACTCAACTTCTTTCTGATTGGGGTCTCATTGAGGTAGTCAACGCCGAGACTATCACTGAGATTGCTCCTTTGAATCAGATCAAAGTGCTCTCATTCAAAGAAAAAAATGAGTGGACCTTGGAGACCAAATACAATATTGGCAAAAAGAAAACTCAGGAATGAAGAGGCAAATCTTAAAAGATTGTGTATATAAAACCAGAGTAAAAGATCACAAAGAAGTAAAAAAGGTTATCCTCAACTATATTGAGGACCAACCTTTTCTTGCTCAAAATTCTTACATTGATAATATATCAAAGTTTGATTGGCCTCAGGGTGGTGATTTTGAGAGACCATGGGTGCAATATTTCTTACCTCACTTTGAAAAAAGTATAGGAGAACTATGTGCTAACATCGGAGTTTCTCGTATAAGATCTTTGGATGCAATTTGGTTTCAACAATATGTTGAAGGAAGTTCTCATGGATGGCATATACATGATGGTCAATTCACTGGCGTATACTATTTGGAATTACCGAAAAATTCTCCACGCACGGAGTTCATGCATCCGTTCACTGGAAACCTTGATAAGGTAAGAGCAGAGGAAGGTGACGTTATATTTTTTCCAAGTCACATCATACATAGAGCACCTTCAAACAAAAATCAAAGAAAGACAATAATTAGTTACAACTTTAATATTCTAGATCGTATCATGAGAAGTGATTTAGAAAATACATTATAAATAAACCCGAGACCTTTCGTGCGGTCTCTACGAAAGTCGGAACTTACAAGAGGTGTGGTTTACCCCATACCTCTTTTTTTATGTCTGTGCTATAAATATATCGGATGCCTTCGGGGTCCACAAAACACAAACTCGCTTTTAAAGGAGCTACAATCATGAGTAACCTCACAAGGTATACTGCTGCGGACC